TGCTAAACGTGCTTTAAATTTAGTTTTTTTAGAATGGCAAAATAAAGGATTAAACCTTTGGACTGTAGAACAAGGAACAGTAAGTTTATCTTCTGGAACTAGTAGTTATAGTTTAGATAGTTCTGCAATAGAAGTTATTGATGCTTTTATAAGAACTGATTCTGGTGACGTAGATAAACAGTTTGATCAAAGATTGAACAGAATATCTAGAACAGAATATAACCATCAAGCTAATAAATTAAATAAAGCAAAACCTACACAATATTTTGTAGATAAAAATACAGGAACACTACAAATAGTATTATGGTCAACACCTGATGATGCAGAAACTTACACCTTAGTTTATGACTATATACAAAAGATTGAAGATGCAGGTACAGTTGCTAGCAATAATGCAGATGTGCCAGCAAGATATTTACCTTGTTTAACTTATGCACTTGCTTACAATTTAGCTTGTAAAATTCCTGAATCAATACAAAGAGTTCCTATGATAAAACAACGATATGATGAATTATGGAATGAAGTTAGTGATGCAGATAGAGAAAGAGCGTCAGTAAGATTTGTACCTGATTTAGCAACTTATAGATAATGGCATACGCAAGAGGTAAAAAAGCATTAGGTCAATGTGATAGATGTGGTTTTACAGTTAAATTAAATGAACTTCAATATGAAATATTTGATGGTAAACGAAATGGTTTACGAGTTTGTTATGAATGTTTAGATGAAGATCATCCTCAATTAAAGTTAGGTGAATTAAATATAGTTGATCCACAAAATTTATACAATCCTAGGGTAGATACAGGAGAAAAAGATTCTACTAGTTACTACGCATTTGATCCTGTAGGTGGTGGAGTTACAGAATTTGGTTCTAGCACTATGGGATTAGATATAAAAGGAGAAGTGGGTAAAGTTAAGGTAGTAATAACATGAGTTGGACATTTACAACATTAAAAACAGCAATACAAGATTATACGCAAAATACAGAGTCTACCTTTGTAACTAATCTACCAACTCTTATAGTACAAGCTGAAAATAGAATTATTAAGTCAGTTGAACTGCCTAATTTTAGAAAAAATGTTACGGGAACTTTAACATCTGGAAATCCCTATTTATCTACACCTTCAGACTATTTATATCCATTTTCTCTAGCAGTTTTAGATAGCAGTAATAATTATGATTACTTACTTAATAAAGATGTTAGTTTTATAAGAGAAGCTTATCCTACTGCAAGTACAACAGGTAGCCCAAAGTTTTATGCACAGTTTGATGATGACACTTTTATAGTAGCTCCTTCACCAGATGCTAATTTAACAGTTGAATTACATTATTTTTATATACCAGAATCTATTACTGTTGCATCTTCTGGTGAATCTTGGCTAGGCAGTAATGCCACAGAAGCTTTACTTTATGCTAGCTTAGTAGAGGCTTATACATTTATGAAAGGTGAGCCAGATATATTGTCTGGTTATGAAAATAGATTTAAAGAAGCTTTAGGAAGACTTACATTAGAATCAGATGGTTACAATCGTAGAGATGCGTATAGGGATGGATATAGGAAAATAAATGTTTAGTGTAGATGTAGAAACAACCATAGGGCAAGTAGCAGTACAGACTACACAAAATAAAGGATTAAGTCCTGAATATTGGACAGAAAGAATATTAGAAAGATTAGTATCAGTAAGCGATAACGCTGATCCTATGGTAAAAGCACAAGCAGAGGCTTTTAAAGAGCAAATAGAAAAGGTTATTTTAATTTATATAAAACAAGCCATTTTGAGTGACAGATCAACTGTAGCAGGTATGTTAGAGAAACAAGGTCATAAAGAGATGGCAAATATTATAAGGAGGCTGTAATGGCAATATCACAAGCAATGTGTACTTCTTTCAAAAAAGAACTTTTGGAAGCAAAACACAATTTTTTAAACTCAGGTGGAAGTACATTTAATTTAGCACTATATACAAGTAGTGCTAGTTTAGGTGCTGGTACAACTGCATATACTACTTCTAATGAAGCTAGTGGTACTAATTACACAGCAAAAGGAGCTTCTCTTACTAGAGTAGACCCTACTACGTCAAGTACAACTGCATTTACAGACTTTGCTGATTTAACCTTTAGTTCTGCAACTATAACTGCTAATGGAGCTTTGATATTTAATGATTCTGCATCAGGAGACCCAGCAGTATGTGTATTAGCTTTTGGTGGAGATAAAACTTCTACCAATGGCGATTTTACTATTCAATTTCCAACAGCAGACGCATCAAACGCAATTATTAGAATAGCTTAGTAGATGGCTAATGTAACAGGTTGGGGTCGAGGCACTTGGGGTCAAGGCGAGTGGGGAAACCCTATACCTGTAGAGGTTACTGGAAATGTTGGTACTACTGCATTAGGTTCAGAAACAGTAGTTGCAAAAGCATTAGTAGCGGTTTCAGGTAATGTAGGTACTACAGCAGTAGGAAACTCTGTAGTAATTGGTGAGGCAGTTCAAGGTGTATCTGCTGTTACATCTACATCTGGTCTTGGTGATGAAAGTGTATCTTGTGCTGCTAATATTGCTGTTACAGGAAATGCAGGAACAACGGCTTTAGGATCAGAAACTGTAGTTGCAGGTGCTGTTACAGCAGTAACTGGAAATGCAGGAACTTCAGCACAAGGCACAGTAGTAGTACAAGCAGTAGCAGTAGTAGGTGTAAGTGCTGTAGTTTCTACTAGTGGATTGGGTGATGAAAGTTTAATAACTAATAATAATTTAGCAGTAACTGGTTTTTCTGGTACTACTTCTTTGGGTAATGAAACTACAATAGCTCAAGCTGTAGTTTTACCAACAGGTGTAGAAGGTATTGGACAAACAACAATAGTTAATATTTGGGAATTAGTAGATGATTCGCAAACTGCTAATTATGTTGAAATATCAACAACACAAACTCCCAATTGGAGTGAGGTTGCATAATAATATATAATTTTTTGAGGAAAATAGATGGCTAGTACATATGTAAATAATTTAAGACTCAATGAAATGGGTACTGGTGATGCGTCAGGAACTTGGGGCACTACAACGAACACCAACCTAGAGTTGATTGGTGAGGCTCTTGGGTTTGGCACAGAAGGTATAACAACCAACGCAGATACACACACTACTACAGTTGCAGATGGAGCATCTGATGCTGGTAGAGCTATGTATCTTAAATATACAGGCACACTAGACTCAGCTTGTACTATTACGATTGCACCTAATACTATGAAAAGGTTGCAGTTTATTGAAAACGGTACTACTGGTTCTCAAAATATTATAATTTCACAAGGCACTGGTGCAAACATAACTATACCTGCTGGCGATACTAAAGCAGTTTACTTAGATGGTGCTGGTTCTGGAGCAGCAGTAGTAGATGCTTTTGCAAATTTAAACGTAGTTGATTTACAAGTAGAAGATGATTTAGCTGTTACAGATGATGTAACTATAGGCGGAGATTTAGACGTTGATGGAGCTACTACGACAGATGGCATAACAAACGCTGGTAACTTCTCTACAGATAGCGGAACAATTAAACTAGATGGAAACCACCCAACAGCCACAGGTAATTCAGCTTTAGGAGACACAGCACTAGACTCACTAACTACAGGAACAGATAACACCGCCGTTGGTGATGTAGCTGGAACAGCAATTACTACAGGGACAGACAATACTTTTGTAGGACATGATGCTGGTAAAACTGTAAGCACAGGACAACAAAATGTTGCTGTAGGTTCACACGCACTTGAAACAGCTACATCAAATGAAAACGTAGCTGTTGGTTTCCAAGCTGGAGCGGGTATAACTACTGGAGCAAATAATGTTGCTATCGGAGCAAAAGCCTTAGATGTAGCGACCACAGGTGATGACAATACTGCTATAGGTGGTGATGCTATGGGTACAACTACCACAGCTTCTAACAATACAGCAGTAGGTAGGAGTGCCTTACAAGCGAACACTACAGGTGCTGGTAATGTGGCTTTAGGTAAAAATGCTTTAACAGCAAATACAACTGCCGACAGTAATACAGCCATTGGTAATGGAGCATTAGAATCTAATACAACTGGAACTTTAAATGTAGCGGTAGGTGTTGCTGCTCTTGATGCAAATACAACTGCTGATGCTAATACAGCAGTGGGTCAACAGTCACTAACTACAAATACAACAGGTGCTTCTAATACTGCGGTGGGCAGTAGAGCATTACGAGATAATTCAACCGCAAGCAGCAATGTTGCAGTAGGTTCTGATGCTTTGAAATCGAACACAACAGGAACACAAAATGTATCAATTGGTACTGAATCTTTAGATGCTTCAACAACAGGAAACTATAACACGGCAGTAGGGCATCAGGCTTTAAGTGCTAATACAACTGCAAGCAGTAATGTTGCGGTAGGTTTTAAAACTTTGTTAGCTAATACCACAGGAGCAGAAAATACGGCTGTGGGTGAATCTGCTTTAAGAGCAAATACAACTGCTGGAACAAATACGGCGGTGGGTTTTAGTGCTTTAACAGCAAATACTACAGGTTCTGACAATACTGCGGTGGGGGCACAAGCACTAGATGCCTCAACAACAGCATCAAACAGCGTAGCAGTAGGTCAAGCAGCAC